CAGACTTGGAGCAAGGACAGGCTTGCCCCTGCGATACGCGATACGCCTGTTTTGCTGGATAAGATTGGTGATCCTAGATCGCGTGACAGCGGCAACACGACTTTGCACAAAGTCTTTGCGGGCGGTCATGTTACGGCTTGCGGTGCTAATTCTCCTAGTTCATTGGCGTCACGGCCATGCCGCATAATCTTATGCGATGAGGTTGACCGTTATCCTGTTTCTGCTGGCACAGAGGGTGATCCGGTATCATTGGCGAAAAAGCGGTCTGCTACATTCTGGAACCGCAAGATTATCTTGGTTAGCACCCCAACTGAGAGGGGCGCATCTAGGATTGAGCAAGCTTATGAAGAAAGCGATAAGCGCAAGTTTTTTGTCAGTTGCCCGCATTGTGATGAGAAGCAAACGCTTCAGTGGGCAAATGTTAAGTTCAGCAATAATGATCCGAATACTGCGGAGTATAGCTGCGAGCATTGCGGGTCTTGCTGGGATGATGCTGATCGGTTTCGGGCCATTAGATATGGAGAATGGCAAAAGACTGATACTGGCGATGGCAAGACAGCGGGCTTTCACTTGTCTGCACTGTATTCACCGTGGACGCGCCTTGATGAGATTGTTGGTGAATTTATTGCGGCGAAGCGTGATCCTATGCGGCTCAGAACATGGGTCAACACGACATTGGGCGAAACGTGGGAAGAACAGGGTGAAATGCTTGATGAGTATGATTTGATTGATCGGGCAGAAGATTGGGGTGATGAATTACCTGAAGATGTCTTAATTCTTACGGCTGGTGTGGATGTTCAAGATGATCGGCTTGAGTATGAAATAGTTGGCTGGGGGCGCGGAGAGGAAAGTTGGTCAATCGATTATAACGTCTTATATGGTGATCCATCATCAGCGGAATTATGGATTGATCTGGATAAGGCATTGCAGCGTACCTATACACATCCGCTATCTGGCGACATGACGCTGAGGTCAGCTTGTATTGATAGTGGCGGTCATTACACGCAGCAAGTTTATAACTATGCGCGTAATCGTGTTGGCAAGCGCGTCTTTGCAATAAAGGGTATTGGCGGTGAGGGTAAGCCTGTTGTTGGTAGGCCGACTAAGAATAACATAGGTAAAATAAACCTATTTCCCGTTGGAGTAGATACGGCGAAGGAATTAGTGTATGCTCGCCTGAAGATGAAGGAAGAAGGCGCTGGCTATTGTCACTTCCCATTAGGACGCAACGAGGAATATTTTAGGATGCTTACCGCAGAAAAGAAGGTGGTTAAGTATTTTAAGGGGCGTCCAAGGCGTGAATGGGTGAAGATCCGTCAGCGCAATGAAGCGCTTGATTGCAGGGTTTATGCAACCGCAGCTTTAGCACTTTTAAATATAAACATGGATGCAGTTGCAAAACAGGCCCGAAATAAGGTACAATCGGACAAACCTCAGCAAGTCAGGCGTCCAGCATTGCCGCGCCGCAATTCGTTCGTTCACGGTTATAGGTGATAGATGGCCAATTTATTCGACGCAGCAAATGCACCGACTACTGAACCGACTGACTTTGTGGTCGGTGATTTCGTACAATGGAAGCGCACAGATCTAAGTGATGATTATCCAAATACTGCCTACACACTGACATATGTGTCAAGGGATGCTGGCGGTGGTTCGCATGAATTTTCCGTAACTGGAACCGCAAGCGGATCTGACTATCTGTTTACAATTTTAGGATCTGCCTCATCTGGTTTTAGTGCTGGTCATCATAAGTGGCAGCTTGAGGTTGTACGCAACAGCGACAGCGAGCGAATTGTCCATGAGACAGGCCATTGGGATATAAATGTTGATATGGATGTCAACGGCGTTGATCCGCGCTCATTCGCCCAGACGATGGTTAATAAGATCGAAACCATATTAACAGGCAAGGCTGATAGTGATGTTGGCAGTTATTCTATCGCTGGTCGATCATTAACGAAGATGACATTTGCTGAGTTAGAGGCGGCTAGAGATAGGTACATGAGCATCTACAAGCGTGAGCAATCGAATGAGGCAGTGAAGAAGGGCAAGCCAAGCCCCAACACGATCAAAGTGAGGTTTAGCTGATGGGTGTACTTGATCTCTTCAAGCGGTCTAAGAAAAAGCCGCAGCGCCGTAATTACCAAGCAGCCGCCAAGGGGCGGCTTTTCGCTGATTTCCACGCATCAAATCGCAGCGCTGACAGTGAGATACGCTGGGCATTGCGCGATTTGCGCAATCGCAGTCGTGATTTAGAGCGCAATAATGAGTATTTTAGGCGTTATTTGCAGCTTTTGCGGGTAAATGTGGTTGGAGAAAACGGCTTTAACCTACAGATTAGAGGCAGAAACCCAGATAATTCATTAGATCGCGCTGGAAATAACATAATTGAGGGCGCTTGGCGTGATTTCTCACGTTTTGGTGGGCCAACCATTGATGGCGGGCTTTCAATGGTGGATTTGTGCAATCACATCATATCAGGCGTTGCGCGTGACGGTGAAGTGTTCCTGAAGATCGTTAAGGGCAACTATTTGCGCTATGGCATAGGTTTGCAGCTTATTGAGCCTGATCTGGTGGACGAAGAGAAGAATGAGCTTGCGGCAAACGGCAATCAGGTGCGTATGGGTGTTGAGCTTGACAGCAAAACCAAGCGTCCGATTGCGTATTATGTGCTGAATTACCATAAGGGCGATTATGATTACATGACGCCAGCCGCAGAGCGTAAATATACGCGGGTATCTGCGGATGAGATGATGCACATTTATCGCCCAGAGCGAGCGGATCAAACTAGGGGTGTTCCTTGGTCTGTTGCTGCGATTGCTTCACTGAAGATGCTGCATGGCTATCGTGAGGCTGAGTTGGTTGCGGCTAGAACTGGCGCTGCCAAAATGGGTTTCTTCACCAGTCCTGCGGGTGATGGATTTACTGCTGATGGCTTTGACGATGAGCAAAACACTGTTCCCATCTATGATGCAGAGGCCGGTACATTTCATCAACTTCCTGCTGGCGTTGACTTTACGCCATTTGATCCAACGCATCCAACATCTGCGTTTGCTGACTTTGAGAAGGCAGTTCTGCGCGGCATAGCTGGTGGATTGGGCGTAAGCTATACGTCATTGGCCAATGATCTTGAGGGAACAAGCTATTCGTCTATACGTCAGGGTGCATTAGAAGAGAGAGATTTCTACCGTACGTTGCATAGATTTATGATCGATCACTTCTTAGATCCGTTCTATCGCATCTGGCTTGAGCATGTGATGGATCATGGATTTATACCTATTTCTGGTGAAAATAAGGTCTTTAAGTTCAGTCAAGACGTAACTTGGCGCGGCAGAGGCTTCCAGTGGGTTGATCCACTAAAGGAAATGAATGCTGCTGTTGTAGGATTGCAGAACGGCATCTTGAGCCATTCTGACATTGCTGCGACTTATGGGCGCGATGCAGAGGATACATTTGCACAAATTGAGCGCGACAAAGAGCTTGCAGAGCAATTTGGCTTGTCTATGGCTTATCAGCCGTTTGGCATGAAGATGCCAGTACCAGCAGAGGTGGATGATGTCGAACAAACCGACTGATGGTATGATAGAAGAGGCGAAGCGTGGCCTAGAGTGGCGGCGTGAGTTTGGGCGTGGTGGTACTGAGGTTGGTATTGCTAGAGCGCGTGACATATCCAACGGCAAGAACTTATCAGATGATACAGCCAAGCGGATGTTCAGCTTCTTCAGCCGCCATGAGGTGGACAAGAAGGCTGAAGGCTTCCGCGTTGGTGAAGAGGGTTATCCTTCAAATGGCCGTATAGCATGGGCATTGTGGGGCGGTGATGCTGGCTTTTCATGGAGCAGACAAATCGCAGAGCGTTTAGCTAAAGAAGATCGCGCACCTGAATTGACTGATGCTGTGAAGGTGGGATTGGCTAAGAAGGCCAAGGATCACAACGAAAAGGTTGGTGATGTATCGTCTAAGCGCACCAGCACACGCACATTAAGCGCAGTGTTTCGTCGCGGCATTGGCGCTTATAAGACTAATCCGCAGAGCGTCAGGCCAAACGTAAAGTCACCTGAACAGTGGGCATATGCCCGCGTAAACAGCTTTTTGTACGTTCTGCGCAATGGCAAATTCCGCAGCGGAAAGCATGATACTGACCTTCTGCCAAAGGGTCATCCAATGGCTAGTGATGAAAGGGGTAGCGAACATATGGCAAAAGATGATATTATCGGTCTTGAATTGAAAGGATCAACCGAAATGGAAGAGCGTCATATATTAAACGTGGAAGAGACAGATGATGCTTATACTGTCACTTTTGCGAAGCCTGATCGTGAGGATCAGCCAGAAGAAATGGAAGCTGTCGAAGAGGCAGATGAGCGCATTCAGCATTACGATGATGAAGAGCGTTTTGACCGTGAGAAGATGGAAACTCGCGGCATGTCGTTTGACGGTAAGGTTGTTGACGAAGAAACGCGCACTGTTCGCATTGCTGTATCCAGCGAAGAGCCAGTAGAGCGCAGCTTTGGCAATGAAATATTAGATCACGATGAGCGCAGCATTGATCTTAGCTTTGCTAAGTCAGGACGTATGCCGCTGCTCTTGGATCACGATCCACGCCAGCAGATTGGTGTGGTAGAGAACGTAAACCTTGATGGATCGGCCCGTAGATTGCGGGCGACTGTGCGTTTCGGAAGAAATGGACTTGCCAAAGAGGTTTTCGACGATGTTGTGGATGGTATCAGAAGCAACATCAGCGTTGGCTATCATGTCAACGATATGGAGCGTCAAGATGCGGATAGCTACCGCGTGAAGTCTTGGCTTCCAATGGAAGTATCAGTTGTGAGCATACCCGCAGACCGGACAGTCGGGGTGGGCCGCGCAGCAGAGAAGCCACCCGCTCAACTTATCACTGAAACTCTTATTAGAGAGGAAACTATCATGTCGGAAGAAAACAAAATCGACATCGATGCGGTAAAGGCAGAAGCTACTCGCGCCGCCGCAAAAGATACTGCTGAAATGTACCGCTTGGCTGCAAAGCACAACAAGCGTGATTTGGCAGACAAAGCCGTATCAGAAGGACGCTCACTCGCAGAATTTCGCGGTGAATTGCTTGACGTAATCGGTAATGCACCATTGGATACGCCAAATGAAATCGGACTTGCCCCGAAAGAGGCCCGTCAGTTCTCATTGCTTCGCGCTATCCGCGCCCATGCAAACCCAACTGATCGCTCTGCACAAAAAGCTGCTTCTTTTGAATTAGAAGCTGCTGCTGCTGCGTCAGATGCGATGGGTGTTGAAGCACAAGGCATTATGATCCCAGCAGATGTATTGCGTAGCTGGAAAGTACGCGACATGAATACAACTGACGATGCTGGCATCATTGCTGATGATTTCCGTGGCGGCGATTTTATCGACGTATTGCGGAATGCTTCATCAGTCATGCAAGCTGGTGCAACAATGCTGACAGGCTTGTCAGGCAACGTGAAGATCCCAAAGAAAACAGCCGCATCATCTGCCGGTTGGATTTCATCTGAGGGTGGCGCATCTGGCGAAAGCGAGCCAACTGTTGGTCAAGTCACTATGGCACCTAAAGTATTGGGCGCACATACAGACATCACACGCCTTATGATGCAGCAATCATCTTTGGATGTTGAAGCATTGGTGCGTAATGATCTGACATCTTCTATCGCACTTGCGATTGATTTGGGTGCATTGGCTGGAACAGGCTCATCTGGTCAGCCTACTGGTGTGAAAAACACATCTGGCATTAACACACCAACTAACTTTGCTGGGGTTAATCCAACATTTCCTGAAGTTGTAGCGATGGAAACTGCGGTAGCAGAAGATAACGCTCTGCAAGGAAACTTGGCTTACATCCTGCCAGCCAGCATGTACGGTGCGTTGAAAACAACTGTAAAAGACAGTGGTTCAGGCCAGTTTGTTGTTGCTCCTGATGGATCAATGAACGGTTATAATGCAATCGTATCAAACCAAGTTACTGCTGGTGATTTGTATTTCGGCAACTTTGCTGATTTGCTGATCGGCATGTATGGCGGTTTGGACATTGTTGTAGATCCATATACTGCGTCTAGCTCAGGCACAGTACGGATTGTTGCACTGCAAACTGTAGACGTAGCTGTACGTCACGCAGTAAGCTTTGCATTCAACAATGATGGTTCATAAGAATGCTAACTTGGGAGGGCCACTTGGCCCTCCTTTCAAACAAGGGGCGAAAGATGAAATATATTATCCTTAAATCCTGTGTTGCTGCTGGTCAGGCTAGAAAAGCTGGCGACATAGTAGAGCTTCCAGCAGACGAAGCGACTGCGCTAAAAGGTTATGGAAGGATTGGTGATGCTCCTGCGCCTAAGCCGGTTGCGGCTCCGACTGATCGGGCGGCAAAGCCTAAGACCACAAGGGCCAAGAAATGAAGATTACGCTGGTCAAAGACGCCTCTTGGGGCGGGAAGAACGGCAAGGCTGGTGCAAGTCATACAGTTGATGACCGCATAGCTCAGAAGCTAATTGATCGCGGATATGCAAAGCCGTATGTAAAAGAAGAGAAGGCTGAAGAAGATGGCTCTGCCACTAGCTAATGATTTAGCAGACATATTCGACGTTGATGAATTTGCCACTGCGGTCACTTATGGTGGCGGCACGATAAACGGCATTTTCGACAACGAGACTATTCCTGTTGATACGGGTGGTTATGTTTCTGTTCACGAAGAGCAGCCGCGTCTGACATGCAGAACAGCAGACATTTCCAGCATAGCTTACAATCAGACTATGGTTATTAATTCTGTAACGTATTATGTGCGGGCGTGGATACATGATGGCACTGGCGTCACTGTTGTTCAGTTGGAGAAATCATAGTGGCTCACGTTAGGCAGCAAATAAGGGAGCGCATTGTTTCTGTGCTTACTACTAATGTCACGCTGGTCAGCAACCGCGTATATGGCACTAGGGTTTATTCTCTGACTGACGCTGATTTGCCCGCCATTACGGTTTATGCAGGATCAGAGGCATCTGCGCTGCAAACCATTGGTGTAAAGACATCTGCGCGTGTTGTTTCCATTGAGGTGGACGCATATGTACGCGCAACAACTAATTTTGATAATGATGTGGACGCTATTGCCGTTCAGATCGAAGAGGCAATAGCCAATGACTTCACGGTCAATGGTCTTGCAAAGTCGGCTGTATTATCCGGTACAGACATCAACTTTTCAGGCGAAGCGGAACAACCAATAGGTTCCGCAAAGCTGACATTTGATGTAAGGTATGATACGGCTATTAATGATGTTGAAACCGCCAGATAAGGAGACTTTACTATGGCAACTCACGCGGGTAGCGAAGGAACTGTTAAGGTCGGTTCCAACGCGATTGCAGAAATTCGTTCTTTCAGCTTAGAAGAAACAGCGGATACTTTAGAAGATACAAGTATGGGCGACACTGCTCGCACCTATAAATCTTCGCTGACAACATTCACCGGATCAGTAGATGTATTTTGGGATGAGACAGACACAAGTGGTCAAGGTGCTTTGACAATCGGCGCTTCTGTTACCCTTAATGTCTATCCAGAAGGTGATACTGCTGGTGATACATATTACAGTGGATCGGCTATTGTGACGGGGATCACACGCTCATCATCATTTGATGGTCTTGTGGAAGCGTCAATAACTGTGCAAGGTAGCGGGGCATTAACAGCTACAACGGTGTAACCTATGTCCAACCCTATTGATGCCTTAGACGATTATTTATCAAATATCGAAACAAGGCATATAGAAGTAACATTACGCGCAGGGGCCAAGCCTCTGCGTGTTTACTATACCCCTATGACTTCTGGCGAAATGTCAACGATCCAGAGGAAGCATTCTGACTTCCCATCTGCAAACATAGAGGCTTTGATTGATCTGATTATCTTGAAGGCTCTCAAGGAAGATGGAGAGAAGGCTTATACGATTGAACATAAGCCTAAGCTGAAGCGCATTCCCCATGAGGTGATTTATAAGATCAGTGCGCCTATGATGTCTGCTGGCTCTATTGAGGAAGCCGAGGGAAACTAAGGAAAGACCCATTCAGGTTTAATTTAATCGCATTAGCAGATAGATTAGGCCGCACCATTAGTGAGATTGAGAAAATCACATTAACGGAGTATAATGAATGGGTCGCATACTTTAAGATCGTGGACGAAAGGCGGGAAGAAGATGGCAAGCGCAGAACAGCTAAAGTTTGAACTTCTCGCGGTTGATCGCGCTAGTCGGCCTATTCAGCAAGTTCAGGGTCGCGTTAGAAACTTTGATCGTCAGATAAAGCAAAGTTCAGTTCAGATGAACCAGTTTGGCGGTTCTTTAACGGGAGCCACTAAGAACTTGCGTAAATTCGCATTAGGCGGGGTTCAGCAAGCGGGTTATCAAATTGGTGACTATGCAGTTCAGGTTGCCAATGGAACCAGCGCGACACAAGCATTTGGTCAACAGGCTGGACAATTCTTTCAGATATTCGGCCCATTTGGTGCTGTGCTTGGCGCGGCTATATCTGTTTTCTCTGCATTTAAGATGGCTGCTGATAAGGCTGGTGCTAGTGTCGATAATGTCGGGAAAAAAATCGATCTGGCTAAAAATAGTATAGATGCCTTTAGGCAATCATCAGAATTAGCCAATATAAGCTCAGGGGAGCTTACAAAGCAATATGGGATGATGGCCTCAGAAGCTAAAGAGCTTTTTGAGGTGCAGAACGAAATAAACAAGCTGGCTGCGTTTAGGGATGTAGGAACGGCAGTTGAACTTGCAACTAAATCATTTGGTGACTTTGGAGATAGATCAAAAAGCGCGATATATGGAGCAGCAGAAGCGTTTGCTGAGCTTAATAAGAAGCGTGAGAGCCTTCAGTTGCTTGGCGAAAAAAGCCCATTTTTTGACATTACTCGCACGTTGCCAACGCAACTTATGGCCGTAAATGAAGCTTTAAATGAACACGTGATGGAGCCAGTTGTTCAATTAGCCAAAGAGTTTGGCATTACTACAGATCAAGCAGCCCTTTTAGCTGATACAGTTCAAGATGCTCAAACAGCAAATAGCTTGAAGGAGCGAGTTGCCGCATTAATCACTACTAGGAATATATATAAGGATTTAGCCCTTGCTGATGGTGAAATCTCTGAGAGTGAACAGGAAAGACTAAATACGCTGTTACAAGCGCAGATGTCATATATAAAGATAAATTCTGAGTTAGGGCAAAGCGCTAGAACTTACGTTGACATATTGGGCAGCGAGAACGGCTTGGCTCAAGCGGTTGAAGCTGCAAACCAGCTTTATAAGAATAGGCTTGGCACTATAGACACTACAGCCAACGATTATGTTGATATATTAGGTAGTGAAAAGGGGATTTCTGCGGCTATAGCGGCAAACAATAAGTTATACGCAGACAGGCTTGCGGCAAAGCAGTCTGAGATAGCTGCCGCTCGCGCAAGCTTTATGATTGAGGCTTCTGTAACGGTTGCGGAAACCGAAAGGGCAAAAGCCATAAAAGAAATGCAAGAGGCTTATGCGAAGATCACAGGCGGTGATAAAGGCAGTGAAAGCATAAAGAACACCGCTGAGATTATGAAAACTGAACTAAGCCCAGAGCTTATGCGGATCAAGGACGCATCAGAGATGGTAGGTAGCTCATTTGAAAGCGCCATCATGTCTATGGTAGATGGCACGATGACAGCTAAAGATGCATTCAGAACAATGGCGCGTGACATTATCTCTGAACTTTACCGGATATTCGTGGTTAAGCAAATTACGGGATTTATTACGGGGGCTGTTTCTGGCGCATTTGCCCCTGCTTCTGCGGCTGGCACAGGTGGGGCAGTTGCACCGCCAGTTGCTCCCAGAGCGATGGGCGGTCCTGTTTCTGGCGGGCGAGCATACATGGTTGGTGAGCGTGGCCCAGAGCTTGTAATTCCAAGCCGCAATTCTCACGTCGTGCCGAATAATCAAATGGGCGGCGGCACAGTCGTAGTAAATCAAAATATCAACGTCGCCACAGGCGTACAGCAAACCGTACGCGCTGAAGTCTTAGGTTTAATGCCGCAAATCGCAGAGGCATCTAAGGCTGCTGTGCTAGATGCTCGTCGGCGTGGCGGTTCATTTGCGGGATCATTCTAATGGCAATAAGTTATCCTAGACCATTTCTGACGCATACGGGCGTTGCGGGCATTACCATCAGGGCAGTCAACCAAACTGCCATGACGATGTCGCCATTTACCTATAAGCAGCAGATCCACACGCACACTGGTAAGCGGTGGGAGGCTGAGGTCCAGTTGCCGCCTATGAAGTATGACGATGCGGAGCAGTGGATCGCTTGGTTGCTAAGCTTAAACGGCATGTCTGGAAGCTTTCTGATGGGTGATCCAAACAGGGCCACACCAAGAGGATCAGCAGCGACAGCAGCAGGAACGCCTGTCGTAAATGGCGCTAATCAAACGGGATCATCACTCGCTATAGATGGCCTGCCAGCTAGTGCCACAGGATACCTCAAAGCTGGTGATTATATTCAATTAGGATCTGGGGCTACTGCAACACTTTATAAGGTCGTCGTTGATGTAGATACTAATTCATCAGGTGAGGCTACGCTCGACCTGTGGCCCAATATTGTTACAGCCCCGACTGATGGCGCAACTGTTGTTGTTATTAACACTGCTGGTCGCTGGCGCTTAAACTCAGGGCAGCAAGACTGGTCAATAAATGCAGCCAGCATTTACGGCGTAACATTCGCTTGCATTCAGGTGGTGCCATGAGCAGAAACCTAGAGCAAATTGCCAACATTGTTGAGCTTGATGAGATATTCCCCTTCTTTGCTATTGAGTTGATGTTTGACAGTGAGCCTTTGCAGTTTGGTTCTGATACGATCACATCAGCGCCGTTGTATTTCTGGACGGGCTTAGGTGAGCTTACTGTTGGCGGCACTACATACACAGGTGCAGGGCAGTTTCTACAAATATCTGAAGTGACTGACACAGCAGATTTAAGGGCCGCTGGCGCTACTATTACGATGTCTGGTCTTCCTGTTGATATTATCTCTTTAGCGCTTCAGCAGCCTTATCAGGGGCGCTTGTGCAAGATTAAATTTGGAATGATGAACGCCAACAGAAACAAGACTGTCAGCGAAGATGGGTCTGGTGATGCAGTTCTTTTGTCTGACACTGGTGATATAGATAACTCTGAGGGTGATCCTGCTTTATTGGTGGATTTGTTTATTGGCTACATGGATCAGATGAACATTGCTGAAGGCCCAGACACAGCGACAGTGGTGTTGTCAGTAGAAAACAAGCTCATAGACTTAGAAACCCGCAAGGTAGAACGTTATACATCCGAATTTCAGAAGAAGAAGTTTAAAGAGCTTTACCCATCTAGTAGTTCAACGGATCGGGCTTTTGACTACCTAAATGACTTAGTGAATAAGCCTCTTGATTGGGGCGCTAAATGAAGTTCCATGATTGGGATATAAGATTAGCAAATTATGCAGCATCAGTATTGTATAAGCCTTTTACATGGGGCGAGCATGATTGCGTTACCTTTGCGAATAATGCTGCGATAGCTCAAACGGGCGTTGGCTTTGCAGATGAGTTTATTGGCAAGCATACAAGCGCAAGAGGTGCGTTAGCTGCTTACAAACGGTTTCTAAAAGTATCAGGTTATAAAGATCTGATAGAAGGTTTTGACGATAGACTGCACAGGATAAAGACTAATTTCCCACCGAGGGGTGCGATTATAGCCAGTCCAGCTAAGAAAGATGATAGCGTCATGCCTTGGGTGTTTGGTGTTTGCCTTGGCAGAGACTTGGCATTTGTTGGAGAGGATAAATTGGTGTATTATCCACCAGAAAGCTCAATGATGTATTGGTGGCCCCATGAGTAACAAAGAAGAAAGAGACAGAGCTTTTGGGGCTGTAGTTTTTGCAGGGCTTGCTATTGTAACTGCTGGGGCTAGTGCTGCATTGGCCGCTGGAACCGCAAATTCTTTTAGCGGCGCAATGGCTATTGGATTGTCACGATTAACTTCTGCAGCAGGGTTAAAACTTTTAGCATTTAACTCAGCCCTTGGTTATGCGGCTGGTTCAGGAAAGAAAGTCAACATAGGCCCAGCATCTGGCGGCTATAGTATCAACGTCAATCCAGTTGGCTCTGCGCTTCCAACGTCTACAGTCTACGGTAGAGCAAGGGTTGGTGGCAGTGTATTTTATCAAGAGGTCATAGATAAAACCAGCTTGACCCGCATGATCGCCTTTGCAAACCATGAGATAGAAGAGTTTGAAGAAATATATTTCAATAGTGAAAAAGTAACGGCGATAGGTGAGTTTGGTGGCTCTAAAATCGTTAGTGAATTAACTGATGAAGACGGAACGATAAGAACGTCTAATATTAGAACAAGGTTTCAGGAGAGATTAGGAACAAACGATCAACAATATATAGCTATATATAAAGGTTTAGCTAATTTAAATTTCATCACCAGTACGGTGTGGAATGAAGAGCATAGGGCTGTTGGCGTTGCCTATCTTGGTGTCAACTTTGAATACAGCAGAGATAGCTTCCCCAATGGCGTTCCTGTTGTGAGCGCTACTGTTAAAGGTAAAAAGATATATGACCCTAGAACAGACACAACAGCTTGGTCAGACAACCCTGCCTTAATCTTGCGTGACTACCTGATTTCCAGCGGCGTTGCTTATGATAGTTCAGAAGTTGACGACACATTGTTTGTTGCTGCGGCTAATATATGCGATGAGATAGTCACTTTAGATGATGGGTCTACGCAAAAGCGTTACGTCTGCAACGCTTCGTTTACATCTGAAGAACAGCCCCAAAATATTATTAAGTCAATCAGCGACACAATGGCTGGCATGGTTTGGTATCAAAACGGCAAATGGGGATGCAAAGCGGCTTCTTATACTGCACCTGTGATGACGTTTGACGAAGATGACTTGCGCTCTGGGTTAAGCATTACAACACGAAATTCACGGCGTCAGGGTTACAACAAAGTCATTGGTCTGTTTAAAGGCGAGGAAACCAATTGGCAGCCAGCTAACTTTCCATCTATTGAAAGTGCAGAGTTTCTTAAGGTTGATAATTACGACGAAAGCACCTTAGAGTTAGACTTCCCGTTTATTAGCAATTCAGCACAAGCTCAAAGAGTAGCTAAAATATCACTGTTTAGAAACCGTGAGCAGTTAAAGATTAGCGGTTCTTTTGGCATGAGGGCTTTGCAGGTTGGCGTTGGTGATATTGTAAACATAACAAACTCAAGGCTTGGCTTTTCATCGAAGCAGTTTGAAGTGATAGAGTGGACGTTTGGTTTATCTGGTGACATGACGCTAGAAGTCGCAATGGTACTGCAAGAAATCAGTGCTGCTGTATTTGAAAGAGATCCAGAGCAAAGTGTATTTGAAAGCAATAACACTACGCTTGTAAGCCCGTTTGATGTTCCTGATGTGGGCGTTACATTAAGCAATGAAAGCAGGGTTATTAACCAACATTTAACCAACTTGATTGCTGTAGATGTTACTTCAAGCAGACCAGAGGAAATAGATGTAGTTGAAGTTGAATACCTGAAATACAACAACCAAATTGTTAAGTATAATGACCTGAGCCAAAGTCTAAGCTATTCTCCATATGGCAATATTCCTCACGGTGAAGGGGTCTGGGGTGTTGCTCAAGCTCTTGGGCTGGGCCTAATCACTCAAGTCAATGCAGACACTCAAATCTTTTACTTTGGGTGGGTTTCAGGTGGGCCAACAGAAAGTTTCTTTGATGCCATTCGTGGTGAAACTGGAAACACTCAAACTAACTTTACTGAAAATGATTTTGGCAACTTCGATGAGTTTACTTTCACAACAAGCCAAGTCGGTAAGGAAGGCTCTGCTAAGTTTGATGTCAGGTTCATACGCAAGGTACAGAGTGGGCCTAGTGGTGGTGGCTATTATATAGTTTCAGTGACCAATATTAATTCTATTGGTGATTTGACAAGCCTTAGCACTTCGGCAGGTGTTAATGTTTTCTTTGCATGGGAGTTTTTACGCACTGGCACTGAAACTGGATATACTTTTCTTGGCCGTGGTGAGCTTGGTAGGTTTGAAATTATTGACGCTAGTGTTGAAGATGTGGATAACCCTGATTTCTCCACCTATTCAGTTAGAGCCAGAGCATTCAATACGCTTGGGGTGTCTGGCGATTATACAGAAGCGGGTAGATCATCACAGCATGATACAACTGGCCCTGCTGCCGTTACAAGCGTTGAGAAGAGTTTTTCTGAAGGTTCACTGCACCTAGACTGGGAGCCATCTACAAGCGGCGATTTGAGCCACTATAAGATCCACAGAAACTATGAAACATCAGGCGCTGCATTTACTGACCAGCACACACTTCCTGTTGTTAATAGGGTTGCTCGCCCAAGCAGTGATGTATTCATGAACCCGCAAATTGGTACGTTCTTCATTGAACCGTATGATAAGGCTGGCAACGCTGGCACAGTTGCATCTATTGTTGTGGTTGCTGATGACTTAGATAGTAGAACAAATCCAGCAAGTTATACCGCTTCTGGGGCTAATGCTGACTTTCAAACGACTATTGGAACCCTAGTAAACGCTACAATTCTATCCAGTAGTGTTAGCGGATATACCAGAGAAATACGTTTAGATGATTATGCTTTTGGCTCATCAGAAGGCTCATATGAATCCTACGCTGAAAATAATCTAGGGTCAGATAAAATTGCTAGGCTGTCGGTTGGTGAATTAGTAGTGCAAAGACATTCAGATTATGCATATAACTCCTCTGGCCAAAGGCATATTAACTTTGATGATCTACCCAATAACATAGATAGCTGGCCCAAAGATTATACCTTCGACAACTTTGTATTAGAGGGCGTAAACTTTAGGGATGTATTTATTGAGGTATTTGCCGCCGCCAAGAAGGATGGCGCTGGATCTTATGGAGACTTTACAAAGCTACCTTGCACCTTAGAGGGCAAACTTTTCAAATACAAATACGTGTTAAAAAGCACATCAGATAATGTCACGCCAGTTCTGCTCAAGGCTGTCGTCAACTTGGAGTATAACTAATGGCTACACATGATTATGTAATTAGCAACCAAACGGCACCGCAAGTTAGGTCTGATTTGAACAATGCTCTACAAGCGATTGTCACTAACAATTCTAACGCATCTGCGCCGAGTTCAACCTTTGCCAACATGATTTGGTACGACACCGCAACCAATAAATTATACATGCGTAATGAGGGAGATGACGCATGGATTTGGTTACTTCAATTAGACCAGTCTGGTGATCTTGTTGAATATGTAGCTGATGCGACTGTAAGAAATGGAAGCGGTACAGGTGTTGGAACGCTTGGCATTCAAGCGTCATCTAACTGGACAGGTGGCACGGTCACAACGGAAACCCTTGTATCGCCTTCTAAGGTCAAGGCGGCTGTAGATGCATATTCACCCATTGCTGGATCTAGCAGGTCATTTGTTAGCTCAGAGCAAACCTTAACGGCTGGAAGTTTAGCTACACTAGCTCATGGGTTAGGTGCAGTGCCTAAGCTGATTGATGCTAGGTTTATCTGCAAAACTGCGCATCACATGTTTTCTGTGGGTGATGAGTTGCAAAATTTCGTGTATATTAATGGCAGTGATGAGGGCGGCGTTGTGGTTTGGGCTGATGCAACAAATGTCTATTGTAGACAGAACAGTGACAATTCAATCGCATATTATGGTGAAACTGGATCGCTCGCTAGAACATCATCTTTTCAGACTGCGAACTTTAAGCTGATTGTCAGAGCTTGGGTTTAAGGAGAAGATAAATGGCTGATAAAAAGATCTCAGAATTAACCGCTCTTACAGGGGCTGATACTGCTAATGATGACCAGTTGGTGATTGTTGATACCTCTGCTGGACTTACTAAAAACATCACGATGTCGGAGTTTAAGAATGCCCTAGATACAGCAACTGGCTTTGTCAGGATCACTGGCGATACCATGACTGGTAACCTAAGCATGGGTGATAACGTCAAAGCTATCTTCGGCGCAGGGTCTGACCTACAGATTTACGCTGCTTCTGGCGTTTCCTTTATAAAGGAAAGTGGTGCTGGAAACTTAAATGTTAATGCTGCAAACTTTATTCTTAACAATGCTGATGACTCTCAGAATATGTTTAAGGCTAAAGCTGGGGCTGAAGTAGAGCTATATTATAATAACGCTCAAAAGCTAGAAACCACCGCCACAGGTATTGATGTAACTGGCACTGTCACGGCTGATGGGCTGAATGTAGAGATTGTAGATAATGACGCTGGCCCTGTAACTATTCAGCAGGGTGGAAATAGTTATTTTAAAATTGTAACTACCAACTCATCTGAAAGCGTTCAGTTAGGCAATTCTACAACTAATCCTGATATTTTACTTGGTAGCGGTAATGTCGGGATTGGCACGAGTTCGCCTAGTGATTTATTAGAGTTATCAGGTAGCACGGCACAGCCGGCAATTAGACTAACAGATTCAGACGTTTCTGGTTTGTATCACAGGATATTTACGCCTAGTAATACTGGCCTTGCAATTTCTGCTGATACTGGCAACGTAGCTGCTGATAGTTTTATTCGTCTTGATGTAGACGGCACAGAAGCCATGCGCATAACAGCAGCGGGTAATGTTGGAATTGGGACAAGTTCGCCAACCGCATATGGAAACAGTCAAGCAACCTTAGTAATTGAAGATGATGGAAACCCTGCAATCGCATTAAGTGATACTGGACAAACTAGAGATTGGTTTATTATTGCTTTTGGAGATGGCCTTGGTATTCGTTATGCTGATGGCGGTGGTTCAGGCTCCGCTTCAAATATAACTGAAAGTGCTTTCTTTAAAAATAATGGTAATGTCGGGATTGGCACGAGTTCGCCTAGTCAAACGCTGCATGTGAGTTCTTCATCTTCAATCGTTGGCTTGCTAGAAAGCACAGGTTCTTCTGCTGCACGTTTGTATTTTGACAATACAGGCATGACCACAGCGGGTGATACTCAGGTGTGGGCGCAAAGTAATGACCTTGCGTTTAACACCAGCGGCTCAGAAGCCATGCGCATCGACAGCAGCGGTAGGCTGTTGCTTGGAAATACAGATGGTAGCTACGCTAGTGCAAATGCCGATAATATAGTTATGGGCGATA